AGCTTTTACTTCGTCGCTAACAACCTGGTTAGGGAAAGAACTATCGGTATTTGTTTGTATTTTCATTTATCTTAATATTTTAGACGTAGAACCTCTATTGTCATATCTTTTAATTCCTAAATCATAAACCTTTTTTTGCACTGGACTAACCGGTGAGTATAGGTTTTTATTACAAGCCATTATTGCCAAACCAGAACTTATGGAAGCATCGTGCTTTGTTCTATTATTTATATTGAATTTACCCCAGTCTTCTAATGTTCTTTGAAAGTACATATCTCCATAACCAGCTTCTGTTCGTCCAACACAAGTTTCTATATATGATTCTATAGCCGCAGCGTGAGCTTGTTTAATATCTTCACTAGAGTTCGGTATACCACCTATTTCTCTTTCAGTTATAGATAGTTTATTTAATCTTTTATCAGGCCTGTTCATTGAAAAGCCTCTATAACCTCTTCTTTTAAAATGATACAGTAATCTAGGTTTATTGTTTTCCGCAAGTATTGGCATACCGTAAAATATGCAAGCCATTAATACGTCTTCAAAAAATATCTCAGCAGTTTGTGGTCTAGCTATATATTCTAAAAAGAATCTGTTAGGCGGAACATCTTCCATACTAAACTTAGTTAAACCGTGTAAAGCTCCGTTAGAACCTCTTTTATCAACTGTACCTGATATATCATAACTGTCACACCCAAAAGCACCGCAGTGCTCGTTACCTGGATATTTTGTATTACCTTTTACTATAACTCTGTTTTGCATTTGAACATGTGGAACCCAACTAACGTTAAACCTACCATTTTTATTTGGTACAAATATAACTTTAGTATCTTTAACCCCGTTCTCCCACATAAAACTTCCAGTGGTTATTATCGATGTATTTCTAAGGTCTTCGTTGTAATCTATTTGTTCGTATATTTTTGTTAAGTTGAACAAAGATTGTTTTGCTTCGTCTCTAAAAGCGTGTTGCTCTGTTCTTGGGAACTGACGATAGTATTCATTTAAACCATCTTGATCACTCTTTAATCCTTCAACTTCATTTTGCCAGTAGTCAATAACACCTTGTTTTATAATAGATCCGTCAGGTCCTTCTATTGTTTTCTTTGGTGTTTCAAATACAGGAAATCCATAAGAATCAATGTATCCTTCGTAGTTCCATTCCATAGGAATGAACAAACTATAGAGTCCCGAACGAGTCTGTCCATTTGCATTTCTTTTATCGACATCTGAATCATAATATAGTTTTTTAAAATTCTCTCCTCCTTTATCTAAAGCATTTGACGTGCTTCCCATCATACACTTACCTATGATTCTAGAACCTAGTCTTAAACAAGTTTTAGTTACCCTCCAGTTGTTTAATATATTTGTAGGTCTTTCCCACTTTCCACTTTCATCGTGTACTAATAGTTTTAATTTTTCACCATCGTACGAGTTGTCCCCGGTGTTCTTCCAGTCGATCGTGGTGTCAAGACCGGAGATCTCCTGTAGCTTCTCGTTGGTGTCAAGCTTCTTTCTGGTAAATTTCGACGCTGGTACTCTATACGCGAGTTCCGTCTTCGGCCTGTCCATACCGTCCTGGATTGGTTTGAAGAAAAAGGGGTAATTAACTGATATGGGTACGACCTTATCAGTAAACATCTTTTTGGCATCTGGCCCGGACTTTGATAAAATCCCAAATCGTGAATCTGTGGATATTGTTGCCTGGTTAACCGTCTCGCCTGATGCCATGAAAGAGAAACCTGACCGTCGGTTTTTAAGATAACACATTCCGTAACACCGTTGGTCTGCCTTACAAGCTTCCCAGAATAAATAGAATAATCTGTTTGACTCTCTAAAGTCTGGCTGCCCAACATCAATCTTGGACCACTGCAAGTACATGTAGTTAGTACCAGTAATATAAGTAGGCTTGTCTTTGTTAAAAAACCAAAAGCCTTCGTCACGCCTTTTAAACTCTGTGTCAATATAGTCATACCACTTTTCTTTAAAATCTGAAGGGTACTCATCCCAATCAAATACTGATTTAATTTTAGAAAGCTCCTTAGGATATTGAGTATGTTGCCATTTGTTTTCTTCAAATTTTACAGCATCTTTTTCTTTTGGCAATGCTATTTTTAATCCTTGTATTTCGTAAACTTCTCCTATTTGTCCGGTTTTACTAATTACAACAACGTCATGTTCTTCATTGTATCCGTAATCCCACTTCTTATATTTATTTAGCCTATTAACTATTTTAGGTTTTATATAGTCTTTTAATACTGTTACTAAAGTTTGCTCGTACATTACCTAGATCTTCCTTCTGCAAATCCCCTAAAAGCTTGCTTCATTTCTTCTTTAGCTTCTTTTGGATTATCATTCAACAAAGCCTCTTCTGCTTCTATTCTAGTAAGTATTTCGAAAGCATCAAATATCGCCAGCTTTTTTGTAGCTGCGGCATTTTTTAATCTATCAGCTGTTATATCGTCTTCGGTATCAACAATAGCTTCTTTAGCTACTTTAATTAATTCTTCAACTGCTACCTGCCCAGCTTGGATTATATTCTTCTTGGTCTCCTTTGTGTTCATACTTAATTACAATATCATTAGATTTCATACAATAAACTCTTTGATCATCTATTATAAAATCCCATTCGCTACCCGGCGTAAAGCCTATTGTATCTCCTGGATTGATATTAAGCGCTTCTAAAGAACTATTACCTATTTTTAGTATACCAATAAAGCTTTGTTCTTTTTGTGATCTTAAAGAGTCATTATTTTTTAAAGGCATTACAAAACATCTGTCTCCAAATGATTTCCAATACCCTGTGTTTTTATACAAATATATTTGATCTGCTGAACAGAAGTGTAAGTCATCCTTAAAATGAGATCTACTTCTTTTCTTATTACCTCGAATATCATAAAAAACTCTAAATACATTATGATGTATTATTATGATGTCCCCTTTTTTTATACTTGTTTTAAAAGCTTTTGGAGTTTCAACAACTATAGCTAAATTGTTTACAGACTTGAAGTCTTCAATTTTAGTGTTTAGTATCAATGTAGCGTCGCCAAGCTTTACTTTGTTATCGTATCTATCGCCAATAGGTTTGACGATAAAATCGTATAGACTTCTCATTTAATATTCTAAATCATACTCAACAGATATTGCCATGTTAGAATTAAACTTCTTCCATGGCATTACCTCGTTTCCTTTCTTTATGTAAATACTGTAAGAATTAGATTGCACATCATGCAGTATACAATCTATAGTATGTCCACCATAAACGTTTTGCCCTACTGAATAGTGCATAGCGTCATTCTTATAGTCAGAGCCTATACTTATTTTTCTTACAACAGAACTCATTATTCTGCTATTTCAAGAGTTTTTGATTCTTCTTGCTTAGCTTCTTCATAAGTACCATCAGTTAAGTTTACAGTAATGTCACCGTACTCTTCTCTGATCTCAGCCTTGATACCATCTAATTCTTTTGCAGCTTCAAAGTGTGCTGCTAGGTATTCTGCTTTTCTTGCCTCTAAAAATCCTACTTCTGTAAGTATAGAGTTCATTTTTCCTGTTGCGTCTTTAATAGACTTTAATTGTTCATCTGTTAATTTTCCCATTTTATTTAATTTAATTGGTTATTGTTATTATTATTATTACTCGTTTTTAATATTTTTACTTTTTAAATACTGGTGCTAGTTTATCTACTATTTTTTCACCACTTCTACCTATTACATAACCTCCAATACCTATTTCTAATAAGCTCCAGAATTCTGGTTCTAAAACAGGTGTTACTAAGTATGTTGATAGTTGCGATATGAATTTTGTATATATGATTATAAAACCAAATGAAAGCATCAGTATTGGTCTCCAACTTCTTTGCAACCAATTACCCTTAGCTTCAGCTACAATAATCTCAGTTTGCATTCTCTGCAGTTCTAGTTGAGCATCTTGTAACACTTTAAATATTGCATTTCTAGCCTTAAGTCTTTCTTCTTCGCTAGTGAATAAGTCATCAACTACATCACCAACCTGTTTAAAAACTTTAGTACTGAAAAATTCTAATATCTTTTTCACTATTTATCAATGTTATAAAGCCAGTTACTCATTTTTTCTGTTTTAGATCCTCCGCTAGACTTTGGAACGTTTCCGTACCCTACTTTATTTTGATTCATAAAAATTTTCATTGTTGCACTTTTATGAAAACCTGGCCCATCCACCATTCTTGCTAGTTTTTCAATTCTAGGTAAACTTAATGAATCCCCAGCTATAGAAGCCTTTGCTAATCTACTATTTCTTGCTCCTTCGTATCTCTTATAATCTGGGTTTTTGTAAGGATTAGCGTATAGTCTTTTAGGAGTTTCATTTACTTTATAATTTCTCTCCCTAGTTACGTTTACAGTTCTATCCTTGGTCTCAGAAATCATTTTTTTGTATTTATTTGGATTGTTTTTAATCCAATCTTTTTGCTTTTTTAACTCATTAGAGTCTTCACTAAATTTTGTCTTCTTTCTAGAAGCACCTATAGTAACAGTTGCCTCGCCTTCAACAGGAACTGTTTCATTATTAATAGTAGATACTGATTTAGTGTTCTTATACTTTAGTTTAGTTGGATCTATTTTTGGATCTTTTGGATCTTTTGGATCTGGATCTGGCATTGTTATTGGTGATGCCGGTATAAATCTTTGTATTTTAAATGCCATAGTTACTTATTAAGAATTACCTTTACGTTTAGCTCTTTTAGCTAATCTGTCTGACTTTCGCTTTAACTGTGCTCTATAATCTGGGTTTTTAGATTTTTTAGCTTTTGCTAATGCTGCTTCAGATTTAGACTTAGCTTTGTTAGCTCTCATCTGTGATTTAGATACTCCAGCTGCTTTGTCTGCTTTCTTTCTTTTTCTTATAGCTTTTTTAGAATTGTCTTTAGGTGCTACTTTTACAGTAGGTTTTTTAGTGCTAATTTCAGGAGTAGAGTCTAATACTTCTTTTTCGCTAAGACCTTCTTGATTCCCAATGATAACAATTTCAGCCGCTTTACCTTTTTTTACATATTCAACTTTGTTTCTAGGATCGCGTTTTTTAACATCTGTTTTTTTAGAAAATGGATCATACGCTCTTGTGTCTGCCGATGTTCCTTTTACGGAAGAACTGCCACCTTGAATACCACCTTCAGTTAACTTTTTAGTTTTTACGCTTCCTGTTTCACTAACAGTCGGTGATACTCCTGATTTTTTATTTTGATAAGCTTGTATGTTTTCTGCTCTTTGTTTTTTTAACTTTGTTAAAGCTCTGGTAAACATATTACCATCATTATTTTTATCATTAAGAAAATTATCTGATTGTGTTACGTAGTTTCTAACCTTAGAGTGTTCCTGTGCGGAATCTAATTTCTTACCAGGATTTACATTAGACCCTGATCCTTCTACGCGAAGCGGTGATTCAGGTATGAATCTTTTTATTTTAAATGCCATAATTTATTTATTTATTTTTTGTTTTTGTATATGCTTCTTTTTCCCAAGGTAGGTTTTTAGCTCCCTCTTTCATTTGAGCTCTTGAATATTTTTTACCTTTCCAGTAAACATTGTTATCGTCGTAATCTAAATCACCACGCTTCATTTGATCGATATGAATCTTCTCGTGAGAAATAACATGTTCCTTTTTACTTGGATCAAGGTCTTTGCTTATAATTATAGTACCATTATTATTGGCTTTACCTAAAATGCCATCTTCCATATCTACACTGTAAATAGGAGTATTGTCTATGTTATAAAATGGTGTAATTTTAAAAGCCATATTTTCTTAAAAATAAATGTACAGGACGGGTCTACAGTGGAGGCTGGAAAGAAAAAGGTAAATGGCTTTACGGCAAGTTGAGGGGATCATCCCGCGTGTAGCCGAGTGGCACCAAGATCTCTGCCAGTCATGTAAAGTCAAGTCCTAGAAAAATCTAGCTTCCACCTCGCCGCCTGTACAATTTTTATTTAACAGTTACAATGTTTAGACATCCAAGAACCTTTCATCGATAATGGACTTGAACCACTACATCCTTTCTTGTCCAAAGGACTTCCGTAGTTTGCTATTGATCCTTTTTTTTCTTTTGTTGCTTTTTCTACTAATTTACTTTTTTCTCCGTAAGGCATAATTATTTGTTTTTTGTTTACTTAAAATCTACTACAGCACCATCTTTTTCTAGCTGCTTTACCTCTCTCACCTTTCCAGCTTTTTGATCTAGAGCAGAATGCTTTCTGTCTTTTATAAGGTTTAGTCCCAGGTTTTACATCACACTTAGTAACAGCTGTTTTAAGTTTACTGCCTGGGTTTTGCTTTCTATATTTTTTAACACCAGAAGCTGTCATTCCAGCTCCCTCGCTAGTTGTTCTAAAATTTCTTCCTTTTCCTTTTGTTGTTTTTCTAACTCTAAGTAAAGGAGATTCTTTTTGAACGTAAGCCATAGTTATTTATCTTTTTTAAGTTTAAACCACTTAGACATAGTGTAACCTATAGTAACTATTAGTAATAGCATTTTTAAGCCCATTTCTATTTTAGTAAACGTAGTCACCCCTAACGCAAAAGTATTTATCGAATATAATTTAAAGTCTCCAAACGTCATACTAAATTGCTTTAGCTCGCTGAGTAATAGGTCCTTTTATGGAGCTACATCCACAGTGTGCTTTAGAAATTTCCATTCCATACATACCTGAACTAGATCCTTTACCTTTTGGAAGTGCATCCAAATCTAATGGCCCGTCCCATATAGCGTTTTGTCCTGATGCTTTTTTATTAATGTTATCCATATCTTTTATTTTTAAATTTATTCTTTATAACCTTCTATTCTAGCTTTTATAACGTCGGCACGTGTAATTTTGCGATCACCATTTTGATCCTTCATAGCTAAAGGGCCTTCAACATTCCCTCTAACAGGCATGCTTCTTTTTCTTTGATCTTGAGTTCCGAATACGTAATCTCCGTATGAGTTTTGCTGTGGTGAAAAAACAGATTTGTTTCCATAACTAGCTGAGTCAGTTCTTTGAGCTGGTTTAACTCTTTCTACACCCGGTTTGAAAAAAGGATCACCTACATTAGCGTTAGCTCTGTATTGTTCTTGTTCTTGTTGTGCTAGCATTTTTTGCCCTATGTCAAAAATTCCTTTATATTGTCCACCTGCTCCAAACATAATTATCTGTTTTTATCTTTATTAACTATTTCTATTGCTTTTTTTAAAACTTTATCCGTGTAAGACCTACCCGCCATTATGCTGTTTCTTCTGCTCATAGGTATATCCTCTTCACCTAGCATCATTCGGTACATTCTACTTATTAGTTGTTTACATTTAAAAGAAACTTTGTATATATGATACTTTTGAGTTGTTCTATTTCTTTTTCTCCATACAACTACCCATCCTTCTTTTAATAATCTATTCCATCGTCTGTTATCCCAGCTGTAAGAATAAGTACCTTCCATAAAGTCGTGTTTTGTAAAAAACTCCATGCAATCAAAATGAATTAATAATTCTAAGTCTGCATCATTTAGGTTGTTATTTTTACAAGCCCACTTTCTTATAATTCTATAATGTTTTAATAAGCCTAGTTTTTTAACGTCGCCAGCGCTTATTCTCATAAAACTACAACTATATCTTGCATTTTTATAACTTGGTACGGATCGCCTTCTATTTCTATAGTGTGACCGGCATGTCTATCATAATATATAAGATCATTCTTTTTCATACCTGCGCTAACAGCATCTTCCCCAGGCGATACTATTGATGCTTTCACATACCTAATATCTTCTCTTTGTTTCTCAGCAAGAAGTAAACCACCTTTAGTAGCAGCAACTCCTTCTTTTTGTTTTTTTATTATTAAGTTTCTACCTATCGCCTTCATTTGCTCTTAAATTATTAATTACACAATCAGTTGATAATATTGTAGTAGCTACAGAGGCAGCGTTTCTTAATGCACTTTTGGTTACCATTAACGGATCAATTATACCGTGTTTAACCATATTCACAGGTTCTCCTGTTATTGCATTCAAACCAACACCTTTATCTTGTGGTTCTGATGCTGTGATACCTGCATTTTCTAATATTGTAAAGTAAGGAGCTTTTATGGCTCTTAATAAAACTTCTTCGCCTAACCCTTCGCTTTTAATATATGTTGAAGCGTTTAATAATGCAACTCCACCTCCTGGTACAATACCTTCTTTAACGGCTGCTTTTGTTGCACAGATAGCATCTTCAACTCTATCAGTTTTTTCTTTTAACTCTACTTCAGAGTTTGCACCAACTTTAACCACTGCAATTTTAGCAGTTAGCATTGATAATCTTTTTTCAAGCTTTATAACTTCCCAGCTTTTTAGCGTGTTATTCGTAAGCTTTTCTTTTATGCTACGTATTACATCCTTTATCTTTTCGGATGCCTCAGAAACTGTTATAACGGTGTCCTCGTGTGAGGTAACACTTTTTAAACAAGATCCTAAATAATCTATGTCAATTGAATCAAGGTCATCTCCTAAATCTTCATTAACTATTGTAGCTCCAGTTAGTAAAGAAAGATCTTCAAGTACTTCTCGCTTGCTAATACCGTAAGTAGGAGCATTGATTACATTTACTTTTAGATTACCTTTCTTTTTATTGGTAGCTAGAGTTGATAAAACACCTTGTTCTAAGTCGCCTATGATAAGCAAAGGTTTGTTGTTTTTTATTACGTACTCCAGCACTTTTTGTATATCTCTTATAGTATTAACTGGTGATTCCATGATCAATACTAATGGATTTTCTAATTCAGCTGTTTTTGTTTGTTCGTTTGTAATGAAGTGAGAATTTGTTAAACCTTTATCGTAAGGTACACCTTCAATTAATTCAGAAACAGTTTTACCGTCACCGGCAGTCTCCATCATTACAATACCTGTATTATCCACAGATCTAAACGCATCAGCTATAATAGAACCTAATTCATTGTCATTGTTGACAGATATAGAAGCTATGTTATCTAGCATGTCTCCTTTTACATCAACTGCAAGTTCCTCTAAATACTTAATAACTTTTGTAACTGCAGAATTTATACCGTCTTTTATTTCTCTGGCATTTTTCTTTTCTGAAACAGCGTAAGCTTCTTTTAATATAGCGTGAGCTAAAACAGTCGCGGTAGTTGTACCGTCACCTGCTTCTTGAACAGTCTTTCTAGCAGCTTCTTTTAATAACGTAGATCCCATATTTTCAACTGGATCAAACAATATTATAGAATCAGCTACAGTAACACCATCTTTTGTTATAACAGGTTTTCCTGTACCGTCTTCTAACATTACGCATTTACCGCCAGCCCCTAATGTAGAGCTGACAGCATTTGCTAGTTTTTCTATTCCTTTAAATACTTGATTTCTAGCTTCGTCACCAAAGTTCAAGTTTTTGACAATTCCGTTCATATTTAATTTGATTTGATTTGATTTAATTGAGCCTTGTCAGACATACGAGTATTATTACCCGTTTTATAGGTTTTTTACCTATTTTATTCTTCTACTGGAGGAACAGGTTCTCCAATTACTAATGTAACACTAGTAGGTGTTATTAAATCCTGTATTTGTTTATCAATGTTCGTTTCAATCTCAGTAACTTGTTCGCTACCCATAGCTCCTTTAGTCCAGGCTACAACTTCATCATTTGTTAGATCTTCAAAAGGTATGAAGTTTGTTATCTGACTTGTGTCTAAAGTTTGCGTTCCAATATTAGTAGCGGAATAAGGGTTACCTTCTGGATCTAATTGATCCGATATACCTGTTACAATCCAGTGTACATTGTATACCACATCCGCTTCGTTGTTTTGTTCTGGATAGCAATCTACTGTTTTGCAATTCCATTCGTAATTTGTCATAATTTTTGTTTTTGGTTTTGGTTTATTTATTTTTCTAATTTTTGTATTCTTGCTTCTAATTCAGCAATTTTTGCTATAAGTAAATCTATATAAGCCACAGACTTAAATCCTTGACTGTCTTCTCTTACAAACTCAGGATTAGTTTTTTCTAACTCTTGAGCTATAACACCGTATCTTTTTTGTTCTTTTTCAGTTTTGAAATTAAACGTTTTCCAACTTACCTCTATATTATTATTACATACTTCTTCAATATTTTCTTTCAATCTTTCATCTGAAGAATTTATAAAGTTTGTAGCTGTTACAGTACTTGTAAAAGTAGCTGCTTGATTTGATGCTAAATATAAAGCTTTAGAGTTATTAGACCACAAGTACGTAGATTCAGGAGTGTTATATCCTTCTGTTGTAAAAACCTTGTAACCTCCAACTGATAAGTTTAAAGCTTCGTTTCTATAACCACAATTTAAAATAACATTATAATTACCGTCACTTGAACTGGATAGTTTTATAGACGGATGTGTTTCACCTGAAACGTGTAGTCTTTCTTGAGGACTAGCAATACCAATCCCAACGTCTCCTCCGTTAAAGTACGAAGCAGAATTAGATCTTATTCTAGCGCCAATAACATTAGAACTATTTCTTAGATAAATTTCTGAACTATTATTATTAAAGTATATTCCACTGTCTGCTGTGCTAGCATTGTTTCTTACTTGAACAGCCCATTGATTAGCTGAAGCGTTTGTACCTACAAAAAACCTATCACTTTGAACAACACCGCTTACATGTAATTTTTGACCAGGACTTGTCGTTCCGACCCCAACGTTACCAGTGCTTGTTACAGTGAGATGTGTTGAACCCGATCCGTTTGTTAATTTTAAACTATTTTGGTACCTAATATCGGATGTATTAGAAGTACTGTTAGCTCTTAAATACAACTGAGGTAAATCAGTGTTAATAACTATATTTCCTCCAACAGCTAGTCTTGCGTTAAGAGAAGACAAATATGCATCAGGCGAGGAATTAATTCCTAAAGCAGTAACTCTAGCGTATCCATCAACTTCTAGTTTCTCGCTAGGATTAGTAGTCCCAATCCCTACATTACCTGTTGGAGATAAAATTATATCTTTATCAGCAGATACAGTAGAAAGAGTTAATCCTTCTCTACCAATAATATCATATCCATTGGAGTCGTAAGAGTTTATTTTAACTCCTTCATAATACGTAATTCCAGTTCCGTCATTTACAGTTATTATACCGCCATTTACGTGTAATTTAGTTCCAGGACTCGTAGTCCCAATTCCAACGTTACCTTGTCTTTTGATACGTACTCTTTCTGCACCTCCGGCTGTAAATTTTATATCAGTCAAGCCTTGAGAGGCTTTAATATCAAAATCATTTGTTCCGTAATGATTTAAGTCAGTTAAAACATAAGCACTACCTCTAGTTATTACATTTCCATTTACATCTAATTTAAAGCTGCTTTGAGGGCTAGTGGTACCGATCCCGACGTTACCACCGTATGATTGAAGAGATAAATTACCGCTATTTCCACCTCCAACAGTTGTTTGAATTTGATATTGTCCATTTGTAGCGTATCTTCTAATATACATACCATCTGTAGTGCCGTTTACTATAGACACTGGAGAAGAGGTTCCGCTTCCTACATTTACTGTCAACTTAGCGGTTCCTCCCGTTGTTGCAGGACTAGTGGTTCCGATACCAACGTTACCTGAGGAATTAATTGAAAGTCGAGTTGAATTTGCATTTACATCAAAAATATCAAATCTATTTGATCCTCCTTGCCCTATAATTGAAAAATCAGAATTATCTGTGGATAATCTTAAATTTGCATTACCAGTAGTAGTTAAAACTCTAGCAGTGGTATGCGTGGTTGTACCTGCTATTGTTAATTTATGGCTAGGGTTAGTTGTTCCGACCCCGACGTTACCACCACCATTTGCTATAAGAACTTGTGAATCATGATTGTTATTTATACTGACAGGTCTACCATTAGCACCTTCTAGCCCAATAGAAACAGCACTGCCTATAGTCATTCTTTCTATAGAGCCAAGTCTCGTGCCTCCAGCATCAAAATCTATACCTTTAGCATTTGAATCTGTTTCTATAGTTAGTACATTACTTGGACTAGTCGTACCAATACCAACACCCCCAGAAGTAATTCTGACTTTTTCGGAGCCGTTGTGATACAAAGCAGTGTCCCCTCCTGATGATACTCCAGTGACCGACCCTAATTGAACTAAGTTACTACTATTTGCATTTAATACCGTAAAGTAAGAGTTGTCAGATTCTTGGTATTCTAATTTTTTATCGTTAGTAAACTTAACCCCTTGGTATATTAAAGCGTTACTACCTAATACTATATAATTTGATGCCGATATAGATAAGTAAGTATTGTCTGTCTGTATCGATGATGATGAAGCGTTGTGGTGTATTAATTTTATATATTTAGAAGCAGTACCATTATTACCATATACTATAAGACTGTTATTATCCGTCACCGCTCCAGAGCCCACCTTTACATTTCCATTAACCTCTAACTTAGCGCTAGGACTAGTCGTCCCTATACCTACATTATTAGTTGGATTTAAAGATATATTAGTGGCATCTAATCTGTATAATCCATTATTATCTACTACAGCTGCGCTCTTGAAACCACCTCCGTTTTCGTATCTTAAAGATATAGCTCCCGTTCCTGCGGATTTTAATCTAGCTGTCGCTGCACCAGGTGAAACCACATCTAATATATATGCTGGGCTTGTTGTTCCAATACCTAAGTTACCACCATTTAGGTATGAATTTCCATCAGCCCTAAGCCACGCTTTTATAACACCTGCTTGCTGCATATACAAATCACTAGGTCTTAACCTGCTTTTACTAGTGCCGTCATTTACAATCAAGTTACCTCCGTAAACCTCTAGTTTCTCAGCAGGGCTAGATGTCCCTATCCCGACGTTACTTTTAAGACCAACGCCTTGACCAACTATGTTCAAACCTGATGACTCGTGAGTGCCAGAATCTGCTAATGTACTTATTGATATTTTACTAGTGTAGTTTCTAGTTTGCTTTATTATTGTATCATCACTACCGTCTCTAAGTATATAAAAAGCATTTGATGTACCATGCTTTAAAGTTATACCATCTCCATCATTGGCACTTACTTGAAACTTTGAGCTTGGGCTAGTAGTCCCAATCCCGACGTTACCTGGGTTTGAAAAATAAGCGTGTGTAGTGCTTCCGTCTAAAGTTAAATATGGAGTTGTACCACCAGAGCCATTATCACTTTCAAGTATTAAATCTGCATCAACTTTATCTTGTTTTATTACAAAACTTCCATTTAAGTTTCTTAAATAAGTATTTGAACCGTCGTGGTACGCTTGAAAATCATTACCAGTACCTATATATAAATCAACATTATCATTTAGCTTCAGATCACCAGTCATTGTCCCACCAGCAAGTGGCAAGTACGGTCCTCCTGGCAAGTTACTTCCACTAACCCAGTTTATACCTGTGGCTGTAGAGCTCAGCACTTGACCGGATGTTCCAGCATCTCCACTTGTATCTAAAAACTTATCAAGTAATTGAAACTCTGTATTTATTTTTTTTATTTCTGCCATGTTTATGCGTAAGTTGAATTAATTGAATGACCAGTTGCTTCTATTGTTACTCTAGGCGTGTAATTTTTTGTACCAGAAGTTGATTTAAAAGTAAACGTAATGGTTGATCCATTAGCTGACGCTTCTACGTCAAAATCATTAGTTCCTTCGTTTATGACTTTTTTAGTTTTCCACGTACCCATGTCGTTATAGCAACTGTAAACTATTTTTTGATATCCTCCTGTGTTGCCGAAGCATGTAAACGTAAACCCTGTTGAGTTACCGTTACTGCTAGATGTTAATCCAGCTACAGCTTGTCCGGTTGTATTTAAGTTTGAATATGGTTTTGAATATGTAATAACACCACCAGCTCTTACTCCTCCGTTGGTGTCTAATTTATAAACAGGACTAGTCGTCCCGATACCGACGTTACCGTCACTGTTTCTTACGTAAAGTCTGTTAGTTCCTGATACACCTCCAGTCATTAGACTGATATTGCTATCAGATGTAATGCTAAGGGTACCATTGTTGGTAACTCTAAGCTGTGCTTCACCAGACTGTGTACCTGTTCTAGCTATTCTTAAGTAAGCGTTTTGATCGCTCTCAAAAGAGGCTACAACATTTGACCCTGTTCTTTTTGCAACAAAAGGATAAGATGGCGTAGTCGTTCCAATCCCTACGTTACCGTTATTCTTTATAATCATTTTAGTACTTGGAGCGGGTTCAGAAGAATTGTCTCCTCCTCCGAACTGAAATTGAATATCACCGCTAGTACCAGTGCCACCATAAGAGGTAGATCTCAATATAGTACCATCGTCATCTGTTGATAAAAAAGTAGAACGTCCATTAGACGCAGTTGTTTCCTGACTTTGGACAACGTAACCACCTATATTGGTATCCATCAAACCTCTATTACCCCTGTTGATTCTAATAGTACCACCTATATTAGGCATGAACTCAAATACTTTTATTTCGTCTTGTAGTCTTATAGAATTACCATTTGAAGAACCTGTACTACCAGATATGTTTAAAGCATCACCACTTGACGTAAATGTTATATTAGGCCCTTGCTGGCTTTGAATTATCAATGAACCATCTGTTCCTTGCCTATCACCTATTTTTACGACAGGATCAACGTGTAGCGCATAGTCTGGACTAGTAGTCCCAATACCTACGTTACCAGAGTGATTTATGTACATGTCATAATTAGTAGCACTTGAACCACTAAGCATTACACCTCCATCATTATCTGTATTGTATATTTTTAAATCTCCATTTCTGATATACTGTATAACACCTTGTTCTGCTGCTGATTTTTCAAATACCAAGGCTGGATTTACACCACCTGCTCCAGAAGTTAATTTTACAAAGTTCTTAGTTCCGTCTGTGGTAGATATTTCTAGTAAAGAGTCCGGACTAGTCGTACCGATCCCGACGTTAACATTTTCAAACGCAAAATCACCAAGAGATGGAAACCCTGCTTTTTGGCTTACATTACCCGCGTTAACAATTCCATAACCATTGTTTAAATGTAGATTAGAATTGTGCACGTAAGTGTCTCCTGCTATTGTTAGCTTATACGCTGGATTTGTAGTGCCAATACCTACTTTACCATCTGAAGTGATACGTACTCTTTCAGAACCACTTGTAGAAAAAGCTAATGTATTTGTAGTCGCCCTATACATACCTGTATCTGAATCCGCATTAAATGAATAAGCGGGAGCTGATGCTGAGCCGTTTCCAAACCTACCTTGGACGCTAGCTCTTATAGAGCCAGTAACATCAAGAGCATATATAGGTGACGCATTTACGATACCTACTTTGCCTTGAAAAAAGTTTTTTACAGTGCTACCTAGTTGATAAACACCATAATTGTGTGTAGCTGCTGTCCCTGGGTTTAAATATACACCGTAATTATTAGTTACTGTTGCTAACCCGCCTACACCTAAGCTGTTTACTTTTAAGCCTGCATGACTACCTAATGTCACCGCATTCGTAGATGTATAATTTCTATATTCAGCAAAGAAATTAATCATCTCATCGGTATTACCTTTAGCGTTTTCCCCGTAAGCTCTAGCTCTAAAAGCAGACCATCTTCCTGTAGCTCCAGGAGGTGTTCCTGTTAACTTAATAAAAGCACCTACGCTACCACCCGATGATGAAGCCGTGTTATTTGCAAGTGTATCAAAGTTAAAGTTTGAAGTGGCTTGATTAGTCAAGTGAGCTCCGGTATACTCGTAAAACTTAGTTTCACCGTTAACCACTAATTTTTTTGTTGGGTTTGTATCATTAACACCAACATTACCAGTAGAAGCGATACGCATTTTTTCAGACCCAGACTGTTTGAATATAACATTACCTTGTGTTCCTTGTATTTCAGTACCCGTAGATAAGTTATCATCAAAAATTATAGATCCACCGGTATTGTTAGAACTATTTACATATATTTTAGGTATAACTCCAGCAACTTCAAGCTTTTGACTAGGACTAGTTGTTCCAATACCTACGTTACCAGATATTATAGACATTTTAGGCGTTCCAGACTCCATAAAATGCGTTCTAGCTGTAGGTGTGTTAAAAAGCAACCCTCCACCTGAAATAACTCCACCGGTACCGTCCATGTAAATATTAGCAGTATGAGATGAGCTTTTTAAATCCAACCTAATAGCGTGAACGGTGTTTTCAAATTTAACATAACCCTTATATACCTGTGTGCCCACCACGTGGAGAGCAGATGTAGGACTAGTAGTCCCTATACCAACATTACCAGCGGTTGTTCCGGATGTCTTTATTCTTAAGTATTCATTCGAGCCGCCTGCGTCTCTAAAAGCGTGATCACTGCTTGCTCTATAAAATATACTATTATTAGGAGATCTTAAGTTTAAGTAACTAGCGTTCGCTGCAATATCTAAATGATTATCCCCACTTATACTTGTA